CTACCCCCCCGCTGGCATGCCCCACCCCTGCTATCACACCTCTTGCTTCTTTTGTTGTGGCGTTGCAACCGTTGCAACAGGCCCCGATTGCAACCCCGACCCCCACCTTTTGGGTCCCATACCCCGAGGTCTCCCCGGAGAAACCTACCTCTTCTCGTAGGAGTTGCTGTGTTGGTGTTTGTGGTTCCCTCCGGAGGTTAAGGGACTCCGGTGGGACCCCTATCGTGGGACTCCGGATATGGAACGGGACTCCAAGAAGGGACTCCGCTGCTGGAACGGGACTCCGGGTTGTGGGACCCCTATTTGGGACTCCGCATCTGGAACGGGACTCCAATTGGGACCCCTATCTGTGACTCCGGACATGGAACGGGACTCCTGAATTGATTGGTTCTATTCTGGGTTCAGGGCCTAAATCACTGATCCTGTTGTTTAGGGGTGCTAATTCACTCCTCCGCGACGTATATTGCAATCCCCTTCCGGCGTCAGAAAATCGCGTAACGCTCGCTTCGCTCGCTTATTGATTGTTGTTATTCTTGTCAGTTAAGATCTTTCGTGTATAACAGCCCTTAGTTAGATTTTTCAGAAAGTAGTGTGTCTGATAACTGGAAGGACCCCGAAGCAATATCGCAACGGGGTCCTTTTTTGATGCTTATAATCTTTGAGTTTTAGAGAATGGGACGAGGGTGTTTGCTATTTTAAGAAGTGGGTCAATAGGCCATTTGCACATTAAGTTGGACTTATCCAGCCACTCTTTGATTTGCATCGAGGGTTTTCCGATATGTGGAAAGAGCTTGCCTTTCTTTCCACCGCGAGCGTGAATTAGATACCATTCCTCCCCGCCGTCGCTTGCTCTCTTGATTTTAGCCATGTGACCATCAGCCACAAGCTTTTCGCTCATAGAGTTCAAGACGCTAAGATACTTAATGCGTATAATCTCTCCTTTTGGAGGGAGTAATGAGCCACACTTGGAACATTTAGCTCTTTCGCCAGCCTTTCTTTTTGTAGTGTTGCAACCAGTCCATACACCCATTGAGACGTAGCAAAAAGCGCAGTCCTCAGTATTAAAGGGTCTATTCACTTCTCTTTAGGGTCTTCCTTTTCTGATTCAGTATAAGGATTTTGGCCCTCAGGTTGATCTTTTTTCTTTTCTGGGTCGTAGGCTTCCAAGTCACCGTTAAGGCACTTAAAAAGGTGGTATGCGCCCTCGGTATTCTTCTGGAGTCGGGCATAACCATCTTTCTTCCCTTTCATTTCGATCAACAAGTAGGCTCCCACGAAATCGTTGTCAGGATCTTTCATTAACCGTCGAACAGATTGCAGAGCCTCGGTTCCCTTGACGTTGTCAACCGTGTGCATGCGCACCTTGGGCTTTTCTTCCCCGCCTTTGATTTTAGGAGACGAGAAGAGAACCATCCCATACTTTCCGATAAGAGGGTCGCTTTTAGATTTTTTCCGCTTTACTGCGGATCTTAGCTCCTCTTGCAGAGTATTCACGCGCTGCTTGTATTCCATCAGCTCATTGGACAAATTGCGCACAATTTCCGTAATTTGTTTCCGTTCAGCCGGAAGATTTTCTTCAATCAATTCGCGCTCTTCCTCTACAACTCGGAGCTGCTCTTCTGCGATTTTTTGCTGAATTTCTGCTTGATCGATTTCTTCTTTGTCTTTGTTAGGTTCTTCCATGGGTATTATTTTTTGTAAGTTCTTTCGGCCATTTGAAGGACTTGAGTAATGTCTTCAAGTCTGGAGACGGGCCATGACCGCAAGCCCCTCTCCATGTCTGAGAGGTAAGTGGGAGAGACAGACATCCACCCCGCTGCTGATCGCAACGACATACCTACCTTCTCCCGACGCTCACGGATCAGACGACCAATAATTAGCTCGTCATGCCTCCATGACTGCCTTGCCTTAATTGGAATGTTGTGAGCCTCTGAGCCGTCACGAAGCCACTCTGGGAGCGCTTCAAGAGCTTTTGGAGCAGAATCATATTCAGCCTGCAAGCTCTTCGGCATATTCTTTAAGCTCAGTTTCAATTTCTTCAAAAGCGGTCGCGTCATAAGGGTCATCTTCGCCTTGCGAGCGGGCTTCCACATTTGCCACTTTCATCTTTTCAATAGCGGCGTTACACCGACATGCGTTTGCATGAGCAGCAAGAATGCCTCTCATCTCATTTTCTATTTCTATATCCATACTGTCAACCTAAAGTGGCGGACAGGATACGTCAATAGGATTTTTACTAAGAACCCAGTTCAGTAATGGGCGATCATGGATCAACCACTCAAGACCGTGTCGAGTGGTCTTGCCTTCATAACAATGCAACAGGGAGCGACCAGATAACTTGATCTTACTGTCGTGGCCGATGTCTATCCATTTCCCTTCGCGAACGACGGGGGCGAGTCTATTCATGAGCTTGCTCATGTGGCTAAGATTTCAGAAAAGCAAACAATTTACAAGTGCAAATTTCAACTCGACCACTTCTCGATAGTGTCCCTGTTCCCCTTAGATCGAAGCATTTCACCCATAGAGCGGGAAATAACCTCAGCCTCAACCGGAGTGTCAGGCTGATCTGGAACCTCTTGCAACGCCTCCTCCGCCTCTTCTTCATCTCCTTCCAGCATGGCTTCTGCTGGCACCTCAATAATTTCACCGTCTTCCTCCTTTGATTTATCCAGCATCCTACCAACCGCTCGTCGTAGCGCGGGAGACTTTTGCATCTTGTTCTCCAAGGTTTGCATAGTGTCTACGTTATGGACAATAGCCTCAGTGCGGGCTACAGGCATTCCTATCTGGTATTGCAACAGCAATTTCAAAGAATCGAGTTGAGTTTTGAAGTCAGGAACCTCAAGCGGTCGTCCTCCAACCGCCATGGTCTTTGTCGCCTTTAGTAGACCCTCCAGCTTATCTACGACTTTTTTGGGGCCAAATCTCGTTGCAAGTTCTTCAATAACTTTCGTCGAGAGGTCAGCGGGAGTAATCGACAACCTTCCCTCCTCTGCGGCGCTCTCGATTTCTTTTGTTTTTACGTGAACAGTTGTTGTTTCCTCAGGCTCTCCTCCCTCCGGAGGGGGAGTGAGAGTTGGTGCTGAATTACTCATTGCAACGAGGCTATCTGTATGATTTAATAATTGCAAGCCTCCAACCACTGACCATGTCTACACCTCAAAGAATGTCAATGTCCCTCCCGACCGCGCCAACAAATCTCTTCAGCCTATCCTCTGGGATAAACAAAACGCGAGACAGCAGGGATCTTCCCGGCGCAACTGGGAATAATCCCAATCCAGTTAAAAACACGGGGCCGTCAGGAGCAAGAAACAGAGGATTTGAACGATTTATGGAGTTTGAGCGGAGCGGTCGCGGGGGTCGTAGGCTTTCTGGAAAAGATAAAAAATCGGGAGCGGTTTACACCGAAGGCTCATTTAAGGGCATGACCCAAGGACAAGCTGACAATAGGCAGCGGCCTCTCCTTAGGAATAAATGGAATAGCATGACCTCGGAGCAGCAAGATCAATACCGTGATGTGACTGCTGCTGATATGGAGTCAGATCGCCAAGCTGCCATTCAAGCCGAGCGCGACAAGGCGATGGTCGCGAGAGAGGCTGATACGCAAAGGCGTCAAGACGAGGAAAGGTTTAGGATGGAGGCCGACAAGCGAGATAGAGAAGAAGCCAAAAAAAACGCAGCGACTGAATTTAAGCCTAACACTGGCCAAGGCTCCGGTGATAATGTTGTCGAAAACAAAAAAGCTCCGGTTACAAACCCAAGTTCTCCTCCTGCCGAGACTGCTTCTGCAAAAGTTAGCCCCGTAAAACAGGTGGGAACAATAAGCGGAATCTCGGCTAAGCGTTACAATGAGACAACCAAGGATCAGCGAGACTTTGCGGATCAAAATAGCGGAACGGCTACACGATTAAAAAATAAGTCCCAAAAAATGGCGGAAGATGCCAAAAAGAAAAAAGAGGAAGACAACGCCTAAAAACTTTCGCAACAAAATCTGATGCCTGATGATTCCACTTATAGAGAGGACGCCCCAACTCCGGACCCCTACAAGGGATTCAGCGAAGGCGTAGACCGCCACCGACGAGCCATTGAGGCTACCCGCCGAGCGGCAGAATATGATCGAGCTGCACGAAGAAAGGTGCAGGCAGATCAGGAAGCAGAAGCTGAGCGCATTGCAAAACAGCGTCAAACCGAACGCAATGCAGCTTTTCAAGATCAAGCCAAAGAAGAAGGATTTGGCGACTACACCTACAGTGACGCGGAGGGGGACAAGCAATCAGCGCTGACTGAAGAACAAACTCAAGCTCTTAGGCGAGAAAATCAGGAAGAGATTGCAAGGGAAGCCGCAAAAAGCGCCGCAGCATTCCGCAAAACTGATCTAACTCGGGAGCATGGTCGAGTTAAGTCTGGACTTCTTACTAAGGATAAATACGAGAAAAAGCTGGGAGCTATCGAAGCTGCTGAACAAAACCTCAGCTATCTTGAGAGCGAGCGCAACGATAACCTAATCAGCTCCGATGAATACCAAGCTGACTTTAATAGAGTGAGCCAAGAGCTTAGCACCCTCCGGGGGGAGGTAGAGGCTGACGACACAGCCCGCGCTAAGGCTGAAGAGCTTCAAAAAGAAATATATGCTCAAGAAGATATTGTATCTGATCGTCCAGATTTGCCGACTGCAATCCCTGATGACCCACAGGAAAGAATAGATTATATCGATTCATACAACGCCCGAACAAAAAGAGCCAATGCTGCATCCAAAAATCTTTCTATCAATGTTGCGGAGCAATACGAAGCTCACACTAAGCGAGTAGATCAGCTAAAGCAAAGTTTTAATGAGTGGCAATCGCAAGGCGTAACGCCAGAGGAGTTCAATGAGGCTCAGAATGTGCTGAGAGGGGAATTTGCAAAATCTCAATCTCAATATTTGCAAAATCGTTTTGATTACGATCAAGGCATAAAGAGACTTGAGGACGATCAGGAGGATTTGGAATTACTCCGCCCTTACGTCATGGACGTAATACAGGCGCAAAAGGCATTTGGAATAAAGACAGAAAAAGAAGCCAAGGAGAAGCTGGAACGAGATCGTGCAGAGATCAAGAAGCCCTTGGAAGATACGGCCAAGGATTACGAAAGAGTCTCCAAAGAAGCAGCAGAACAGCAGCGCGAGGTAATCAAACTCTTGGACCTTCCACCTGCTAAAACCAAAGAGGAGCAGGATGAGCGATTGAGCCAAATACAAGAGGAAAGCGACAAAGCACAAGCCACAGCATCGCTGGCCCTTGGTCGTCTTGCTGATGGTCGCCAAAAAATCATGGCCGCTCTCGTTAATGACAAAGGAAGCAATGAGATTCTTGAAGCCATTGCTTTCAAAGGAGCGGAGAAGCGTTCAGATGGATGGTATGTTCCTGTCGTAGGAGACGGTAAACTCACTGAAAAGTTCGATACTACAGGTGGAACGTGGTATGAAAATATTGGAAATGTTGCGTTGGGGGCGCTTGCAAACACTGGCGAGTTCCTTGGGCAGTCAGTTTACAAAATGCAACCCGGAACGCAGCGAGTTAAAAGCCACGTTCTCAACAATCTCCAAGAGGAGCTTGGTTTTGACGACAGTCAAATGTGGGAAATGATGTATGACATCAGATATGAGAACGGAGAATGGGAGGACGGAGAAAAAGCTCGCGCTCTTAGCGACGGAAAGATCATTTTTAATCCTTCCTTAAACATCCTCGACAAAGAAACGTATGACGACGCGGTAAAATCCAGCGGTGCTCCGAGTTGGATGGTGGATTATATGACCAAAGAGAGCATAAGGAATGACTACATGTCAACCTACGCCTCGACGGCTCAAGAAGACATGATGCTCGCTTCCGCGCTTCCGGGAGGCATGCCGACTCCGAGCGAATGGTATATGGAGCACTACGGCAAATCCGGGAAAAACCCAGATCACACCCAGTGGATGAGAGAGTATCTCGACCAGTATGCTCCTGAGAATCAAAACTTTGGCCAAAGAACGCGGGCCAAAGCCTCTCTTGTATTAAGGGCTTACTCTATTGGTGGAGGCAAGGTGGTTCAAATGTTTACCGGAGCTGCTGCGATAGGAGGTTCTTCAAACGCTCGCGACTATGCGTCCACTCTTCAAGATCAGATGGAGGAGCAAAGGCGGGGTCTTGATTCTCAGGGAGGAGAATTTTTCGGCTCTGGTATAGTAAGAACTGTCCTTGAAGAAGGTCCTTCCGTTTTGCTTACTCTCCCGTTTGGAGGAGTTGGAGGAGGCATCGCTAAATCAGCTTTTGGTCAAGCAATCAAAAAAGGGGCTCTCAGAGTCCCTACTAAGTATGTCGGAGAGAAGGGTGTTCAGCAATACCTCCAGAGGGTAGGGACAAAAGGAGCACTCGCTGGATCTTCTGTTGGAAGTGGTTTCCAATCTCTGGGCTTGTCGTTTCAGCATTATTACGATCAAGCGTTAAAGGTAGCGGAAGAGAAAAAAGGAGGCCCTCTCACAGAAGCTGAGAAAGACGAGTTAGTAAGCAGCCCAGCCGTTAGGGGCCGATCAGTCGCTGCTGGATTGCTCACCGCAACGATCACCAGAGCTTTTGGGGCCCAACTTCAAAGCACGGTTCTCAGAGGGATGTTTGGTGGCAGCAAGACACCACACACTATTCGTGATGTAATGCGCTATATTAAGCGCAATGGACCGAAAGGGATGGCTGACGCAGAGATCAAAAAGCGTCTAAAAAGTTCTCTTTTTGATGTTCTAAAAGCATCAGGGATTGAGGGTCTTGAGGAAGCCACTGATGAGTTTATTGCTGCAATGATGCTCGACCCAGAAGCGAGTCTTGAGTCTGCTTTTGATGTAGCAGTGCAGGCAGGCAGGGCTGGCATAATTCTTGGTGGAGCCAGTAAAATTGCTATGTCCTCTTTTTCATCGGGAGTCACTTCGGCAAACGCTTCTGACCCCGAGGTTGCATTGGAGGCCCTCAAGGATTACTACGGAAACGACGTTGACATTACTCAGACAGATGTTGAGGAAGCTCTGACTTTTATCAACTACAAGGCGGGCCAAGATGGCGACGGTGACGTTGGAGTAGAGAAGCTCGGCACCGCCATTAAGACCAATAAGCAACTCGCCTCACAGGAGGCAGAAGCCGTTTCTGAGCTAACAAGAGCCACTGATGCTGGCGATAGCGCTCGCGCCAAACAGGCTCAGAGAGCCCTCGATAAGACCAGAATTGCCCGAGCTGTTATCAAGGTTGCAAACGGCCAAGACGTAAACGATCTGACTTTCACCGAACAGAAAGCGATGAACTCCAAGCTGGTCGATGGCTCTCCAGTAATGGAGATGGTCGATGGACAGATTGTTCTGACTGATTCAGCAATAAATTTAGTCGCCAAGCAAAATTCCGATGCCGCCAGTCAACTTATTGGCCTTTCCGAAAGCGGTCGCCGCCAAGAGATCCGTCAGCAGGCCAAAGAACGCGCCGAAGCTACTCCCGAAGCTACTCCCGAAGCTACTCCCGAAGCTACTCCCGAAGGTGCTCCCAAAGGTGCTCCCAAAGGTGCTCCCGAAGCTACTCCCGAAGCTACTCCCGCAACTGAAGCTCCGAAGCCTCTCTCTCCAGAGAAAGTTGCAGAGAAAGTTGAACGCCGGAAAAAGGCTGGCGTCACCGGAAAGAAAGACGAGAAAATCCTCACCCAAAAAGGTGAGGGCTACAAAAACAAAAATACAGCGAAAGTAAGACTCAAAGCCTTAAACGAAAACCCTGCTGATTTTAATTTTGTGGAGGTTGAAAACGGGAAGATAGTCCCAGTTCGCAAAGCTGACAAGACGACTCCTTATGAAGGTGAAGCCCAAGCCCAAGCCGCTTCAGCAAAACCAGAGGAAGTAACTGGCTCGTCCAAGCCTAAGTGGCGCATTGGCATTCAGAAGCCGGGAGGGGCTGTTCGCTATGTAGAGGTCGAAGGAAACACCCGTGCGAAAGCCGCCGCCGAAGCCGCCAAGCAGGCTCGCAAAGGAGAAACGGTAAACCCCTCTCTTGCAGAGCAAATCAAAACGCCCACAGAAGCTAAGGCGCCCAAAAAAGAGGCGCCAGCAGCCAAAAAAGCTGCCACGAAAAAAGCTGCCACGAAAAAAGCTGCCACGAAAAAAGCTGCCACGAAAAAAAGGACAACAGCGGGAGACGCAAAGGGGGGTATAGGTGTTTTTGGTTCTGGATTAACCGAGGCGGCGCACAGAGAAGGACTCAAAAAATTCAAGAGTGGAGAAAAAACAAAGCTCACCACTAAGGCTGAAATTGAAGCGGCCAAGAATGACCCTAACTTCATCTTAGGTGAAGACGGAACCATCTTTGCCATAAAAGATTTGGATACTGGTAAGTGGGTGCATGCATCTACTTCCGAAGTCTCTCAGTCTTCTGCACCCTATATCGGACAGAGCGCTGAACTCGATAAAGCAATAAAATCCGACAAAACGGGGCTTATTTCCAAAGTTCTCAAGGCGGCAAAAGATGCCGGGATACAAATCAACTACTTCAAAAATCCTGCTGAAGCGGAGGAGAAGGGCATCTTGCCCCCACTGAAAACGAATCGGAAAAGGAGAAAAAACGTGCAACCGCGGGCACACGCTTGGATAAAGGATGACTATACTTTCGGGATTGTTATTTATGACCGTGGGATAAAAGGCAAGAAGAATGCTCAAATCTTACAAACTCTCAAGCATGAACTGAAGCATGTCGCGGGATTCCTATACGAAAACACTCCTGAAGGTAATGCTCTTGCGAACAAAATCCAACAGATGTATGACCCCAGTAGCCCGAATTATGACCAGAAGGCTGATGATTTGGGTCGAAAAGAATATCCCAGTTGGGATGCTCTTAGCAACAGAAATAAGTTGCGCGAGCAGGCAAGAGCTTTGCTTGAGGCTGAGGAAGATAACACTTTGAGCGGACTTCGGGACAGCCTTCAGCTTAAAAAATACGTCAAGGCATTCCTTGAATTCCTTGCGGAAATCTTTTCCGCAAACGGCAACCCTGATTTTGCTAAATTTCTTCGCAAGACCAAAGAGAATCTTGATGCAATAATGTCTGGTGACCTCACTGTTGAATCGACCAGCAAAAAGAAAAGCAAAACTAAATCCAATGAAGACGTTGAAGGAGACGTGGCACAAGCAATGCCAGCAACTCCTAAGGATGTGCAATTCGCCGATGTGGAAGAGGCGATTAGTGGCATGTTCACAAGTATCGAAGAGGCTCCCACTAAAGACGACATCCAAAAGATGCGTGACGACGGTGAGAGCAAGGAGGATATTGAAAAAGCAGAGGCTAAGATTCTCCCTGAGGGAACCAGCTTCCGACTCGACGAAAAGGGTAGATTGATCATCAGAAAGGATCTTTCTCGCGAGAAAGCTCAGGTAACCCTAATCAAAGCGCTTGCGCAACAAGCATCTCGAAAGGCGCTAACCGAATCCGAAGGAGAGTCCCTCTATTCTCTGATGCCGCCTAATCTTCGCAAGATGGTCCTAAAAAGAGCATCTAAAGTTACGGGCAAAGAGGTCAGCCCGTCTGAGGCTGCTCAATACCTCGTCACACACCTTCTTACTGATAAGACTCTTGCCGCCACAGTCCGTGCGCAGGCTCGTAAAAGCACCAATCCCCTCAAGCAAGGCAAGGGGATTACTGGCAGCGAACGAAAATTCCTTGGCATGATTCTTCGTCTTCTCCGTGGGTTTACCAATAACGTGCGGAAGATAATGGATCGGCTCTCGACGAAAACTGGTCGCCAGCAGCTACAGTTTTATGAGAACTTAGCTCAGTCTATTCTTATTGACCTTACCGATGCAAGGGCTCTTTCGTCTCTTGGTATTGCGCTCCCCCAGACTCGGCTCACAAGCCCGTCTGATGTTGTTCTTCCGCCAAATGTCAGCAAAAAAAGAGGGGGCTACATTGTGGAAATGCCGAATGGCCGAGAAGTTACAGCTCGCACCCGGAATGAGGCGGTCGATATTAACGCGACAAAATTTGAATCTCAGTTCGACCGAGACATGCGTATTGCTCTGGCGCTTGGGGTTAAAAGAGGTGGTCTTTCAATAGAAGAACTTGAAGCTGACTTAAAGCTGACGAAGCGGATGGTCGAAGCAGTTTCCGGCAAGATTGGACTGAGCAAAGAGGCCATCTACGCGATGATTCAAGCTCGTTTTGCGGGAGGAGAGACTAACAGTATTTTGGATGCCTTTGCTAAAGGCAAGGTTGAGGCAGCATCAGCCCTTCAGCAAAAAATGGAGGTGCTCAAAAGTATCGGAAATCAGGTGGACGGAACTTTGCAAGAAGGGTCGATCACTGAATTTGCCCGACGAGCACTGGCTGCAAGCCGAGCTTCTACTCAAATCGGCAGCGACTTGGATGGCAACCCCGCTGCAATCGAATCTATGCGAGCCGCACAGCGACGGTTCATAGAGATTGCAGGAGGGAAATCTTCTAAAAAAGTCCTGTCTTCCCTTAAAGCACTGGACACTAAAAAGATGGGTCTGGTTGACCGCCTTGGGGCGTTGCAAACTGAGGATTTCTTAGTTGGCGAAGTTCCTACAAAAGAGTCTCAATCTATCCTTGATGAGATGTCCAAGGTGGATGACGAGATTGCAAAAGTCCTTAGCGGCGAGGCTTTCTCAGGAGCCTACAAAAAAGCCCTTTTGCGAAATACCGACACTAAGGGTCTTGCCGGGAGAGGGAATATTGCTGGTCTTGTGGCCTTCACCGAAGCAGCCGATGCGGGAACGGTGATGCATGAGTTTGTTCACGTTCTCCAGAGCCTTAGCGATCCTCGGACGGGAAAAAGTCTTCTCGATTCCGCTCTCGGATCAAGAGGTGTGCAGAAGATGGAGAAGTGGATTCAGAGAGTCTATCCGGGTGTTGACGAGGGGACCTACAACTGGAATGAGGCCCTCGCTGAGGGAATGGAGGCATGGTTGCGTGAGGGAGGAAAGGAAGATGCAGAACTTGCAGATGAATTTGCAACCGTTGCAGGCGCGGTTGGCCGAGCATACAACGGGATGAAAGATCAGCCGGGCTTCGATCTTAATGACGATGCTCGCGAAGTTCTGGAGTCGCTGCTATCACTCGATCCTGTTGTCGATAACCAAATGCAGGCCAATATTACTCGGGTCCAGCAAATATTCCAAGGCGTCTCGGCTAACACAAAGTTCTTTGGGGACGACATGATTCTTCCTCTTAATACGGGAGGAATGCAAGTTGGCTTCAAGAAGGAGAAGCCCGCAAGGAATCTCGCCAAAAATCTTGGCAAAAGGTATGAGGATGTGCGCGTAGCTCAGCACGAAGGCAAATACTACGCCGTCATCACCAGACCGGGGCTCCAGTTTGACCAAAAGGAGTTGAGAATAAAGCTAATTGCAAACCTGCAACAAAGGGCTCGCAAAGTTAAGATTTCCAAGGTGAGTAAAGCGCGTAACGGCTTCCGAGTTGGAACGATGCTAAATACGAGCAAGCCAGCAGGAGGAAAGAAAAATGCCGCTCTCCCCGATCTTGGCGACAACATTACACGGAATAGGATTCCTGAGGAGACCTACAGAAAGCATATGGCCAAGTTCAACTACGGCCACCTTCCAAAGGCGATCACTGACATCACTGACCCGGACGAGAAGCGTGATGCAGCCATTGCATTCATGAAGGATAACCTCATCGCATTGCACGACGAGGCTAAGTTGCAACTCGGGGATGACTTCTACCGGATGGCAACTCAATGGTATGACGGGGCCAACAAGATCGCCAAGCAAATGGCGGCCAAGTATAATGTCTCGGAAGAGCAGGCCGCAGGAGTAATTGCTGTGCTCTCCCCCCAGAGGGATTGGTTCATGAATCTTGGTCTGGCCGAGAGGGTTCTTGATGTGCTTGCAAACAATAAGCGGACCATCATCAACGTGAAACGGTTTGGCAAGTCGATGGATGACATTGTTGCGAGTGCCTCGTTCAAAGCGACGAGATCGCCCGGCATGACTGATGAGCAGTGGGCTAAAAGAAAGAGAGGGTTGGCGATTGCAGCAAAGAGTGAACGACGGCAGATTCTAAACAAACTGAAGGGCAAGTCGATTGCAAGCCTTGCAAACAACCCAACAGCTCAAGCGTGGGCGGTTCGAGTTATTGCTCACAGCAAGTTTGGAACTGACTTCCGGGTGTATTCTCCAGATGGGCAGAAGATGCATGTTCAGAGAAATAACCCTTCCAAATCCCAGATTAAGAAAGGGGAACTCGGGAAACCGTCCAAGATCCAATGGGGAGGAACTGGTTCCATCTCAGATGCTGTCTCCATTTTTGAAGATGGCGCTCGCGTTAATATTAGCCGCCGACTGGGCGCGGAGCACAAAGTCCGAAGCTTCTATAACAACATCATCGCTCCGAACTCGGATATGGGTGACGTAACTATCGACACCCACGCCGTCGCTGCCTCTCACCTGATGCCATTTGGTGCGTCCGCGATTGAGGTGAAGCACAACTTTGGAGCGATGGGGAAATCTAATACGGGAGTCTCCGGAGGATACCACCTCTATGCTGACGCCTACCGTCAAGCAGCGGAGGAAGTTGGACTGATGCCACGCCAGATGCAATCGATCACATGGGAGGCTATCCGGCTTCTTTATCCAGATTACATGCGCCGGGGAGTTCAGAAAACTAATTTGGTTGCAAAGAACAAATCTCTTTGGCAGGGTCCATTCAGTTATGGCGAAGCAAGAACAGGAATCCTCCGAGGAAGCAAACTTCATAGCCCTGAGTGGCTTGGGAGAGGACGAGATCAGTCAGCTCAGACGAGCACAGGCAAATTACAAAAAGGAGTTTCAGATGGATCTGACTCTGGAAGAAGTAGCAGGACTGGAGCTGGACGCGCCGGAAGAGGAAGAGGAGGAGTTCAACTCTCCGGAGAACGAAGAGGAATCGACCCAGATGACTCGAAATCAAGAACTCCAAGCGAGGACAGCATCCGCAGCTTTGGCTCATCTCTCGCTCGCTTCCATCGAGCTTCCACCGATGCCAACGGAAGATTCGTAGAGAACGCCAACGTCCGGAGGTTTATTGAGAGCGTTGAGCTGACTAAGTCAGCAAGCAAGTTCGGAGCCGCAGTAGATTCAGTAAGTCCGGAAAAGCTGGCTGGATCTGACATTTTCATGCTCGATGACAATCTGGGCGGGGCTGTCGTTTCAAGAGAGGGCGACCTTTTCGGGGTATTTAAGCATCCCGACTCCAAGGAGGACATGAAAGAGCTTTTGGTGGAGCTTGGCCGCAATCACCCAAAACTTCTTACGCTTGACGCCTACGACGTAAAAGGGTTTCTCCCGAATCTTTACTATCGGACCATGGGGTTTGCCCCGCTTGCTCGCGTCCCATTCAATCGAGAGCTTGCACCTGAGGATTTCCCTTATGATATAATGGGAGAGCCTGATGTCGTTCTCATGGCCCGCACTGAAAATCCTCCAATGATGGTGGATTACAACACTGTCAGGCCCAATATTGCAGTATTTTCTGATTGGGACGACGGGATTGCGCATCGCGAGAAGCGCATGGAAACTCTTGGAACTCCAGTCCAGCTTCAGAGCAACGCTGCTGCCCAGAAGGCTTTCAAGGCAGCTGGCATGATGGAGTCAAAGAAGAAGATGCCAGACTCCCTGTTTGATGACAAAAGCGGAGCGTTTAAGCATGTTCGCCCCTCCCGAGGGAAGGTGGTTAAGCTCACCGAGTCTAACTCGGGCTACAATTTCCTACAGGAATACACGTTCTTTATTGCTAACGAAAACAATCAGACTTTCGGGGCGCACTTCGACCGAGACTCTCTTGAGTGGATTGCAACCCCGCTTGATGAAAACGGGTCTCCCAACGCGAGGTTTGAACAGAGAAATCGTTACACAGGAAAGCCTGAGAGTGTTGGCAGTAGATATTTCTCTCCCGGTGACCGTGCCGACGAGATTAGTCTGCTAATGGATGACCTTAACGCATACACCCGTCCAAGCGATGGATTTGTGCAGTTGCAAGTCTCTCCAGAGCAGGACGCTGAGTATATGGAACTTGCGAAGAATCCTGAGAAGAACAGGAGTGCTTTGCAGAAGATGGTGGACAATGCCGGTAAGGCGGCGGGATATTCAAGGAAAGGTGTCCGGTTAGGATTTTATGTTGATGGGGTTCCTTTGGAGCCAAATTTCCACGTTAATTACATTCCGGGGTATTTTATTGCGGAAGAAGCGAAAGTTTCGCTAAGGGCAGAGGATGTGTCCGTAAATAAAAGACTTGACCAATATTCGTTAGATCTAAATGGCCTCACAGAAGATCAAGTTGAATACCGCGAAGAGAGAGTCCTTGTAAAGGCGGATAAGGCCCTGCAAATGAATTCTACGGACGGGGATTTCAGCGGATTGACTAAGGTTCAAATGGATCTTGTTGACGCCGTAGTAGAGCTGGAATCAGCGATAAACGAGGGTTATGACTCACGGGGAATGTGGCGTGTTGGTGAGACTGTCCAAGATAGACGGGGAGTATCTCGCGCAGACTCCAAGATACGAATATACAATCGCAAAAACCTTGGACGGCAAACAACCAACCGCTTAGCGGCAATCTCTAAGTTGATGAGGGAGGGTAGACTTCCCTTTGATTCTGTTCGCGGAATAGGCGGTCGAGCAACCGCCGGGATGATGGCTTCAGAGTTAATTGTTCCGAGCGCGTCCCAGTTTAAGTCCCGCGACTTCATTACCCGTGACTCCGATGGCAACGTTATCCCACTTAGTCGGCGTTTCGATTCAACCTCTCCAAATATCCAGCTTTCAGCTCCCAGAACGCGAGCCGAGGACGCTGCGTATATGGAGCTGGCGAAGAATCCCGAGAAGAACAGGAGCGCTTTGCAGAAGATGGTGGACTCTGCTGCTAAGGCGGCGGGGTATGTTTCTCAGAAGGTTTACCATGGGACTTGGCAAAAGGACATAATCACAAATCGCAAAAAAAGATCCGAGGAAGCGAAACCTTTCAACGTATTCAAAACGGCTAAAAGAGGTTCAACAAACAACGTCTTAAACCGTCTTGGCTTCTTTTTCTCCCCCAACCAACAAATTGCCGAGCATTATGCCTATACTTCTGGCGGGCGTAAAATAGGGGGTGAGCCGAGGTTAATCTCCGCTTACTTATCTGGGAAGTTTAAAGAAGTTCCATTTGAAGAAGCATCGCAAATGAACCAATGGAGGTTTGATGCGTCAAAATACAAAACAAAGAAAGATGCTGTTGCCGCTGCGGAAAAACTAAAAGCCGATGCAATTGCTGAGGGCTTTGATGGCTTGCGCCTCATGCTTGAACGTGGCGGGGTCACGGAGCCGGTAGAAATAATTGCATTCAGCCCCAACCAGATCAAATCCGCCGACCCGGTTACCAAGGACGCTGACGGTAACGTCATCCCACTTAGCCAGCGGTTCGATTCAACCTCACCAAATATCCAGCTTTCAGCTCCTAAATCGAGAGCCGAGGGTGCCGCCAATGCAGCGAAACGCATGAAGAAGTCTGTTGGCAAGGCATTGAAGTGGAAAAATCGTGACGCTCGCGATGCGAAGGGAGAGAAAAAGGTAAAAGGAGATCCGAGCCGCGCCAACATATCTACCAACGAGAGCGTTCGTAACGCCTTCAGTGTCAATCAGGAAATCTACAACGAAAACTTTATTAACCAAAATTGGGATGGCTGGGTTGCCGGAGCAAACAAGCTACAAAAAGCAACCCCCGCATCCGATATTGAGTTGCAGATTTTCCGAGCCGCAGAGCAGAGCGGTGAGGGAGCGACTCCCGAATTCCAAATAGTTGCAAAACGTGTAGTTTCAAACAGATTGCAACAAGCAATGGCCTCTGGGGTCCAGTCAGATATCGACTACGCCTTAGAGTTGGCTCAGGCCGAACAGGAAATGCGCGGAGTAATTGCGAGGTCGATGGCCGCAATGCGCGACCCATTCCAATCCCCAGCTCAGAGAGCAGCCTATGCGCTTGGAACTATTATCCACACCGCGCCTACGAGCCAAGTCAACGCTCTCAAAAAGAAGCATGGAGGAGGCGTCGGAGTGCAAGTTCCCTCTACAAACAAAAAAGCCTACAATGATGAGCTTCGGAAGATGCAAAACTACCGAGTTGAGCAGGCTCGCAAGATTCTTGATAAGGAAGGCATAAAAATTGAGGAGATTTTCAATTCTCAAAAAGAGGGCGTTGGCATCAACACCAAAGCGGACACAGAAACTCTGGCTAAAATGACCGAAAAGCAGAGCAAGGTAGTCAACATGGTGCGCGAGGGATTTGAGCCTAAAGAAATTAAGATGCAAACAGGCGTTAGCCCTGAGGGGCAGAAGAAGGCTGTTGAAAAGTATCGCAAACTTCTTGAGCCAGTAGTCAAAAACCTGATCGAACGTGGATACACTCCCGAAACTATCGACTCTTACGCTCGCGGCGAAGCCCCCACAGAGGGAAGCCGAGAAGCGAAAAAGGAAGACGTAGAAGAGATCATGTCTCGGAGTTTCGGGGTCGGACTCAAGAAAAAGAAAGGATTCAATGTCAACGATCCTCGCCAAGTAATGGCCGTAGCCCGAGTGCTCGATGACTTGGATCTTGATTGGATCTCCCGATCCACCGGATCTTGGTATGCTAACGTGTTCAGCATGAAGACGGTGATGGTCAACCTCATGTCTATTCCGTTTGCTGGATACCGCATGATCGGTGAGCGGAGCGCAGAAATGATTGTCAACTCTCTGGTCAAAAATCCCAAGAACGCTCAGTTTGGGGAGTTCAAATATATGGCCGAGGGGTTGAAAACCTACTACGCAATGGCTTTCACTCAAGGATATCTCGCATTCGATACTGAACGCGCTTACTTCAATACCTTTGCAAAGGGCAAAGGGGGGCCATATGAGCAAGCTGCTGGAGAGTCACATGAAGACGTTCGCGGTTATCAAATGGGCCACCTGATGGATTACCTTGACATGGCGCTCGAAAAGGTCGGGGTAAACGTCAAATACCCTAATATGATTCGGCGAGCGGCAGGTCAAAAGGGCGCCATGAAGAAGTTTGAATTAGGCAAGACCAGTCGCGGAATATTGCGATTCAATATGGGGGTTGACGAGTTTATGCGTTTCATCATCGCGGGAACCGAAGTCGGAGCAATCGCTTATCGTCTTGGTCGCTCCAAGGGCCTTAAAGGCGACGCGCTCAAGGAGTTTGTTAAGATGGAGATGACTGTTCAAGGCTCCAGCTCTTGGGAGATGGCAGGGGATCAGGCTGACATTAGCGTATTTACGAAAGATTTGCCTGACAGCTACAAGAATACCCCAAAAGGTCCGCTTGAACTTTTCGCGTATTTAGCAAACAAGCTTGACCAGTCCCTCAAGGGTATCGATAAGGCTCTTCTCGGAGAGAAAGTCATGCACCGCTCGACCAGCGATGGCATGAGCAAGCTGACAAACATCGCTCGGCTTGACGCGATGCGTGTTGGTGTAAATCTTACCCGAGTAACCCTGATGCCATTTACTCGCGTTTTGATGAACATCATTCGGGAAGGTGGATCGCGTGTTCCTAACCCGATTACCACCGTTGTGTCGCTCCAAAGAATGTGGTCATACATGGCCAATAATCGTGGCAACCCTGACCCAGTAGCTGCAAAGGCCGTTTCTGACTTCAGCTCTCAGATGCAGTCAATGCTTATAACGTATATGATTTACGGAATGGTCGAAGGAGACGAGGACGACCGGGAGAAATCCATACTAATAACTGGTTCCATGCCAAAGTTTGGACCTCAAGCCACCGAGAATAAAGCAGCAGCCTACAGAGAAGGAATGGGCCCATATCGGATCAGAGTGGGTGGGTTTACTTTTGACTATGGACGCATAGACCCGCTTGCGCTCACTCTCGGAACCACGATTGACCTTATACGAGAGTTCAAGCTGAACCGTCGCGGTGAAAAAGACATACCGGAGTCTCTGCAAACTCTCGCCTTCGACACTGGAATTGGTCAGCTTACTGACAAGACAATGTTGCGCGGGATCAATGATACGTTCTCAATGTCAACTGGGAAACTTCCTGTCTCTAAGTTCGCGGCGCGTCAACTTACAACTTTCCTCGTCCCGAACATTATTCGTCAACCTCTCCGCGATACCAACACCTACTACGATCACAACCTGTCCGAAGGTGGCTGGGCTGGCTTCCAGAACACATTGCTCTATGAGCTGTGGCCGAACGCTGAGGATAAGTTGGGAGGAGCAATACCCAAAAACCCTTGGAGCATTCCACCGTCTGGCATTGACGCCTACGGAGAAAAGAAGAAGCGCCCCAACACTTTGACCGAGAAAAGCTCGATGCTTACTCCTCTTGATTGGATTTTCCGTCCTCAGGATTATAAACCAAACCGCTTTGATCAAACTGTGCGCCGTGAACAGCGCCGAGACCCCGGAAACGAAAATATTCGGATGCCCGGCGCTCCCTCCAAGAAATATACTTACAAGAACCCCTCTACTGGTCAGAGCGAGAGCCATAAGATGAGTGGCGAGCAAACCGAAATATTCCACCGTCTTTACCGTCAGTTCTGGCGTCAGGAGCGCGGATCTGCTACAACAGCCAAGGGAATCGCAGGCGCCAAAGACAAAGCGTCTAAACTTGCAAGAGCAGTTGCAATGAAAGATCCTCGCTTTTTGAAAGCGGCTCGGGAACAATCCAGAAAGAAAAAGAAATGAGCGAACAATCGACATCAGATAGCGGCCACCAGAGCCAAGTTAAAGCAGTAGCGGACAATCTGTTTCCTTCCCCCAAGGACCCAACTGTTGGAGGCGGAGAAAAAGATAAACCCAAGGTGGTTTTTGATACGCCTTTACAGCTCAGTTCTGAGCAGGAGAAACGCATGGTCGAGTACGCCATGGGCCGAATACAGAGCCTTGAAAAAGAGCTTGGGCGCACCGACACCTCTCAGGCTAACTGGTATGGACGAGGCGAGGACGACACCGTAAAGAGCGCGGCAGGGTCGTTCATGGGCAAGCGTCAGCTCTACGAAATGACTTTCCACAACCAAATCGACTGGCGCTCATATTTGGTCGGAGGAATTTTCGCTGAATCAAACCTTACCGTTCCCCTCTCTCGACGCATTGCTCAGCAGCAGATTGCAAGGGCTACCAACTATTTCCTTGGCACTGATCCTTGGTTCGGTGCCTACCCTGTAGGTGCAGCCGACGAGGACGAGGCCCGTCTGACCGATAAGTATTGCAAACACAAAGCTCGTCAGGCTGATCTTAAAGGATGTGTCATGGGTGCCGTCGAAGGAGCTATCATTCGCGGTGAGACAGTGACAAAAACCGTCTACCGTCAGGACTGGACTCAATTCCAGAAAAACGCGACAGTCGCAATAGATGAGTCAGGAACTCCTTATGTAGCAAGCGACGCCGACTACATCTACCCCTACGACAAATGGGCCACTGTTCCGAGCAGGATGCCGAGTGAAGAAGAGGCGATGATGATGGAGCAAGGCCAAGCCCCTGATATTCCAATGCTGTTTGTCCTGCAACGTGACGGCCAGACACAACTGCCAGAAGGTGTAAGTGATCCTTCACAGCTAAACTTCGTGGAGCAAATCGTCCCTCGCCAGCAAGTCCGATACCGTGGCGCTGACGCCAAGCCAGTATATTACAAAGACTTTCTCGCTCCTTTAGACGCTCATAGCCTCGATGAAGCTGATTGCGTCGTTCACCTTTACGATAAGCCAGCAATCGAAATTGCCTCTATCTATGTGTCAGCGCTTGAGTCAGAAAACAAGACCACTCGCGAGACGGCTTCAAAGATTTTTGAATCGTTGCAAGAGCTGACAAACTACGATGACCAGCCTAAATCCCGAGGCTCTATGGATCGTCCTGAACTTGGCGAATCTGCCGGGAACGACAAGGGCAATAATGAGTCATCCGAGCCTGACGCCCGTAGTGGCGAGCCCGTGGTGGAGATTGCTGAAGTTTATATGCACTTCGACGCCAACGAGGATGGGGTGCAGGAAGACATCGTTCTGATGCTCGACAAAGCCAATCAGCGCCCACTTTTCTACGATTACGTCGCAAACCGGACACCACACGGTCGTCGCCCGTTCAAGGTTACTCGCGTGAACCGTGTTGAAGGACGCTGGCACGGGATTGGAACTATGGAAGTCTTCCAGCCCTTGCAGGAAGTCGTTGACCTACTTACAAACCGCTGGAATCTCTCGCAGTCCCGCTCGGGACAGGTAGTCTTTTGGAATCCGGAACTCACGTTAGAAGGAGAAGAAAACCCTCACCTCGACCTTAATGGAGGCCAAACATATACGCCAAAAGGGAATATCAACCCAGAAAACATCCTCAAGGTTATCCCGCTTTATGACATAAAAGGACGGGAAATATACAAGGAGATCGAGTTTTTCATGCAGGTTGCAATCAACATGTCTGGCGTCTCGCATGTCAACGATGCCGCCATGCTGGGTATGGACACCGCCAAGCTCGCAACCGGGGTTAAGAATATCGAGCGTAGTGGTCAGGAAATGTTCTCGATCTACCTTAGTCAGTTGCAAGACGGACTTGAGGAGGTGCTCCGGGATTTCTGCATTTACACACTGGCTTATCTCGATCAGACCGAGGCGTTCCTTTACACCGAAGATGAAAAAGTCCAGATGCTTGAGTATTCTCCCGAGAATGTTGAAGGCCAAATGGATCTTGATATTAGGCTGGAGATGACCCGCTACAAGAACGAGCAGGATTTGGTGCAGGCTCAGCAAGCATCAGCCAAGGTTATAGAGTTCTACTCTCTACCTCCCGAGTTGCAACAGCGCACGGCGACTCTGTATCGACAAATGCTTAAAGCGATGCAAGTGGCTCACGTTGATCAGATTATTCAGCCGGGATACCAGATTCCAGCTCAGCCACCATCCGGAGGACAAGGAAGCTCGACAGCGCTAAATACCTCCGATAACATGCCGGGGCAGCAACCACCCGTGGTATGAGCCAAATCAATCCTAAGAAGCAAGCCTACGACACCGCACAGAAACTCGGCGAAGCCGTCGAAGTCATGAGCAACTCAACCGGATGGAGGGAATACTTTATCCCAAAAATGGAAGAAAAGCGCGAGGAGGCGCAAGAAGCCATTAACAAGAAAGGCGTCGAGCAGCGAGAAGCAGATCACGCACGGGGGCTCATCGAGCTTGCTGACTATGTTATTGGATACGGAGAAGAGAAAAAGAAGCAGGCTCTCACAATAATGCGGAAAAACACTACTGCGAAGTTGACTTAATCTTGTCTTCAAGGAAGTCCACGAACGCTTCCATATGGTCAGTAGCTCTTTCCCGACGGCCCTCCGGGGTCCGCAAGTCAATCTTCATCAGGCTCCCGAAGGTTACTGTGGCGTAGCGTAACAATTCCTGATGGTATTCGGGAGAAACCTTCTGAGGGTGGTTATAGTCTGCGGTATAGGAGCGCGAAGCCTCTTTACTGATCCTGTAATCGAGAACTCCCTCAGGCCCGAATACTTTCCGGAATGCATATCGGTGATACACATCCTCAAATCTGCACTGATGCTTGAAGAAACACCCCTCGCTTTGCAAGATTGCAACCTTCTGCAAAGACTCCCTTCGCATCAAATAGCACCAGCCATGAACAACTTTACGACGAGCATTTGCTGCCATGATCATGTGATTATCTCCGATCCATAGCGGGAGGTCCGCCCCGGTGACGACAACATCGGAATCAATCTTGCAAAGTATATCGGCTCCAACCTCGCTCGCAAAATCTGCAAAAGCTGCGCACTGGCTGGCCATGTGGTCGCGAGTAAAATTCCCTTTTGTTGATTTCCCTCGCTCCCAATCACTCTTGCGGTAGCAGGCTCCAAGTTTCACTAACCTCCGCGCAACATCTGGCTCCATGGGACAGTTTGCATCATCAAGAATAAGCATGGGCGATTTTGGATAGAACGTCCTTATGGAGCGAACCGCTTGCACGGCCATATACTGGTCGCGCCGAAACGAAATCATCGCAAAGGCAATAGTGGGAGCCTTTTTTGGGATTGAAGTTACAACCTCCTCAGGGAGGGCTAAATTCTTATCCTCCACTGCCATCATCTGAGATCCAACTGATGGTAATTTTGTCGTCACCTTCGAGGACTTTAATTCGATCTCCAGCGACAATGTGTCTAAACTCATGTTTGTAGGTGTCTTGGTTAAATCTCTTGTAGACTCGGGCTTGTTTATCTTCTACCGGCTCCGCATCTCCTAACAAATTATCGTGCAACCAGCGATACCATGAAATGTCGCCAGAGTGAAATATCCGAGCGACCAGCTTATCTCCTGCCGCTGTAATCTCAAACAGCTTCCACTTGTAAGTCCCCGCCCCCTCGTCAGGGGTTTCGTCAGTAACTCCTTTCTCGGGCGGCTGGAACGGAGTCACCTCAGGGGCCTCGGAAGTGATTGTAAGCTCCTCGGGGACGCCGAGATTGCTGGTTTTTAGTTTAAAATACCATGTTTCTCCGCTGTTGACCAATATCTCTGTTTCGTTGTCGCAACGCTCAACTTTGTGATGTTCCCCCTTGTGAAGGTCATGGACGTTTCCATAGTAGACCTTCATATACCAAGAGGAGTCGCCGTCATCGCCAATCTCAGTCTTTTTTTGATATAGTGTTGGGTAGAAGGAATGAGTGTTCCGGTCGGTGGCTGGAACAAACGGGCATGCGTAGTATTCTTCATTGACAACCTTAACATCATCGTCTCCTGAGCCCTCGATAGACCACTTCGCGAGATTCCAAACAACACCATCGCTGACGTTTGACGGGGGTGAGGGCGGATTGTCCCCTGCGCTTTGAACAATGATTTCCGCATCGTAGCCATCAAGCTTTAGCCATGCTGCCCAGTTACCGTCACTCATCATCATGCCGTCGCCGTCTTCAACGGGGTCCATTGGCTTATCGAGAGGGATTCCGTTAAATGTAGGGGTCACGGGAATTAGCCCGCCACTATCCCCGCCGGGGAGAAGGAGGTAGGCGGGTCGAAAAAAGGCTGTTAATTTTTTGTTTTCCTGAAAGAAGGCAGGCTTCAAGCATCCACCTGTTCCTCCTTCTCCTTCCCCGCCTTGTCTCCGGGAGAGCACTGTGTGCTTGTAGCCAAGGAGGTCGGTAATGGAGTTTTCCTCAAACATATGAAGATATTGGAGAACGCTTTGCAACTTCCCTCCTTGCTCGTTCCCAGCGCTGGCGTTGCCCCGAAAAAACTCTCCAGAGTCAAAATCACCAACATCAAGACCCACAGGTGGACCTTGCATCGGGGCGTTTACAAACTCTGCTTCTGGTAACCTTCTGTCCGCTCCGCTCATATTTGCAACTTTAATCTTGCAAATTGCAAATGAAAGCCTAAAAATTACTTCCATGATGAGTCAGGCGAACGCCGATTCCCCACAACAGACGGCGACAGCGGAGGCGAATGCCCCGACTATCGATAGCAACCACGAAACTACAACACCCGAGGTCGGAAATCAGACCGAAGGGGGTTCGGGCGAGGCGGATTCTCAGGAATCCACCCCAACACTGGACGAACGGATTGCAAATGTAACAGATCCTGCGGACTTTGAAGCCATGATGGCTGAGGTTCAACAGAATCCTAATTCATTTGCAAACCCCAGCGAAGACCAGCAACCCGACAATCAGCAAGCCCAAGGAGAGGATCAACCCCCTCCGGAGGGAGAAGTTGAGCAGGAGGAATCCGCTAACGAAGAAGCTGAGCAGTCGGAAGTTGATGAGATCGAAGAGGGGGAATTCGACGAAAGTGAAGAGGAGGAAGAAGAAGAGGAGTCACATCCTCGGTTTCGACTTCGCCCATCGGATAAGGTGGATGCTGAGGCAATGCGCATAAAAAAGGCCGCTGAGGCCGCTGGAACAGCCCTAAACCTCTCTGAGGCTCTGGAGCTTGCAAGGCGGAATCTTGGGGTTGAGGAAAATCCTAATACTCACACTGAAGATTCGGAAGAATTTGAATCTGAATCTGAAGAGTCTACGGAAGACCCAACTCAAGGAGTTACCTTCGCGGAGGCGAAAGCCGACCTCAAAGATTTGCGGAAACAAGCATCTCAAGCCCTTCGTGAAGGAGATTTGGACGAGGCTGCTGATTTGAATGATCAGATTAGCGACACCGAAGAACTTATTGAAGAAATCGCGGAAAGGGACGAACGAGATAGCTACACACAACGCCATGAGCACGATACGACTTTCGAGTCCAGTGTTTCAAAAGCTGCTGACCTCTACCCCGACTTTGGGAATGAGGGCTCGGAGTTCTTTGAGCGTTGCTCCGAAATCGACGATAGCCTTCAAGATACCGACGATCCGCGCTACTTCGATGCCAACAAACCTCTCTTGATCGCCAAAATGGCGGCAGCGGAGTTAAATGTTGCACCGAAGCGCAAGGGAAGCAAATCCACTAAGACAGCCACTGCAAAGGCTGCAAATACTGCCGCACAACCTCAGCAACAATCCACTTCGCCCCAACCTCCAAGGACTGAAAAACCCGGCCAACTACCCGCTGCCAGCGGTGCATCCCGCACTTCTGGCGCTCCAACTGGAGCAGCGGCCTCACTGGCTGAGCAGGTTGGGAATATTAACAACCCCGAGGACTTTGAGCGTCTTGCAAAAGCGGTCTACAGGGAAAATCGTTAATCTCCCCATTCTGCCACAATCTGTGTAAGCCGTTGATCCTTAATCAACAAAAAAAAACAACTAACACAAAAAAATTATGCCATTCCATACTTCAAATGTAACAGGACAAGGATTGGGCAACGCCCTCTCAAATGATCCAGCAAACGCCTTCGGTGATGCTGCGTCAGTACGCGAACTCTGGCGCAAAGGTGTCGAGGTCTATGAACAGACCACCGACTTCTTTGCTCAAATGGAGGGCGGCTCCGACGCAATCATCGAAACCATCGCCGACACCACCAAGGGTCGGGGGCAGAAGATTACCTTCACCCAGATGGCTGGCCTCTACAACGAGCCTAAACACGGCGACGAACTGTTCAACGACGGGGACGACTTTGAGAGCATTAAGCTCCACAGTTATGATCTCTCAGTTGACTTCCTTCGTCACGGGGTTCGCTACACAGAGCGAGCTGAAGAGTTTATGGGGATGCGCGGCGAAATTACCGTCGGCATTCCTCGCGAACTCGGAAAGTGGATGGGCCGTCAGAAGAGCGAGAAGCTCTTTATGATGTTCCTTCACAAAGGCTCCGCTGAAAACCACATTTTTGCTGGTGACAAAGCCGGATACAACAGCCTCGTATCTGCCGACACCCTCGACTATGACACCATTGTCGCGGCAAACACTCAGCTTGCTCGCCTTAATGGTCAGCCAGCTAAGGTCGGAACCGATCAAGCAGGAAACCCTATCCACCGCTATTGCACTGTTGCAACTACCGACACCCTGTTCTCTTTGGAGCAGGATTCTGACTACAAGTCATTGCAAGAAAATGCTGGACCTAACTCTTACAGCAATGTTCTGTTTAAGGGTGGTTACACCGACATCCGGGGTAACATCATCAAGAAATACAATCCCATCGACCATGACGGATTCGGCGCGATTGCATCTCCTCTGAACCCGAAAGCTGACATCGGTTGCGATACTACCAACGGATTCGCCACTTCCACTATTAGTTCTGGTGCAGGAACAGCAAACACCATCTACGCTGGTGGATCGAAAGCGGCTGGGGCTCTGTCTGGAAAGGCTTACTTCAAGTATTTCCCGCTTTACCAGTTCAAGTTCCTTGCAACTGAGACAATGGCTCTGTCAGACTCGCTGGCCTACGCCGATCTCAACACCGCTGGTGGCTTCTACGTCGCTGTGGTGAACGCTCCGAACGCTGCGGTAGATCCGGGTAAGATTGGTTATTACCATGTAACAGCCAACGACGGCAACAAGCTGACGGTAACAAGCGGTAACGCTGGTCGATTCAACGGAACAACCGATACGACCAACTTTACCAAGCTTACCGCTAAGCTCGGCGCCGCTGTAGTGGGAACTAACACCACCCAAACCCACGTTGCTGGGACATCTACGGCATACTTCATTAACGAAGTCGGCGTTCCTATCGGCCACACGCTCTTCCTTGGAAAAGCTGCGGCTCGCCGGGGATACGGCAAATACCGCAACCAGCGTTCGTCTGACGATCATGAGGGCGGTTTCGTTAAGGACATCTTCGTCACTTCCGTCTTCGGACAGGAGCACTGCGAGGATGCAGCAGGTCGCAAGCCCGGATATCTTGTCATCAGTCACGCTGTGCAGTATGCTGGGGTTCCGTTCGCTAACATCAGCTAATAGCAGGGCTTCCACATCGTGAGCCCAAAATCTCACCGGGGCCTTGGTTGCAAGCTTGCAACTGGGGCCCCGGTTCTGCTATAATATGGCCATGGCCATAAAAACAGCAGCAGTATTGGAACTTCCCGGTAAAGGAAACTTCGCCCCTAATAAGTTCGGAAGTCGTTACGGCGCCTTCATTAAGACTAATATTCCGGGACAAAAAAAAGCCATTTGGATATTCAAGAGCAAGCTGTATGACGTAACCAAGCAGGAAGACATTGACGAATTTAATGAAATGTGCGCCAACGTAATTCCGAATTGCTACAAAGTCATAAAACTGACTCCTACTCCTCGACTTATTGTTCTTCCCGAAGAAGCTAAAAAACCCACAAACAAAAAGGGCGACGAGCCCGAAACCAATCAAACTAAAGAGCCTAAAAAGAAAAAGGGTAAGGCATCCGCCTCCCCGACGCCCCCGGCTCTTGCAATCCCTCCCTCCGGAGGATAAAGCACCATGACTCTCCTTGAACTTCGTGACAATGTCGCCCGCGCCCTCTTTCTTGAACAGGAGGCCACCGTTCCTGATTACATTTGGAACGATGTGACCACTGCAATCAACTCAGGGTTGCAACTGATGTTCTCCTCGCCACTCGACTACTTCCGCAAAGAGGAGATAGACGTTGTTTTTGGCGTAGGCGAATCTGAAAAGAACCTCTACAACGAAGCTCAAGTCCAAGAGGTAATCGGCCCCTGCTGGATTCCAGCGGAAGATAGCCGAGAGTTGCATCAAATCACCGATCAATCGGAGTTTAACCAATTTTTCCAGCGATTCTACGGAAAGAACGAGACCGACGCCATCGCTAACGGAGCACCCGAGGCTCTTATTTACCTGATTCGCACCCGACGATCCCGCTCCGAGGATAGCGGGAAGGACGCTTCGGCCTGTTTTCTTGCAATCAAACCTACCCCGACAGCAGCTATCACTGTTCGTCTTTTAGTGGCTAAATCAGCTCCCGTATTCTCTAAATCTACAATTAAGAACCTA